AAAGACCGAGAAGATATTATTGAAGCAGGATACCAAACTGCTCTTAATCACAGTATAGAGAACTCAACCGATAAACTAATTGAATATCTTAAACAATGAAAATTAAAACCAAACCAAACCAAGTCACAATCACTACAGATACCCAAGTAGTAGCAGACCACTTGACTGAATACCTACAAGAGCTTGAGAGTGCGATGAACAGGGGCTATGGCAAGGTTACATCTACAGTCCACGAGGATTATCTTATATTAGAAGTAGAAAAGAAAAGCAGAAAGAAAAGAAACCGCTTTAGCACTTGACGTTATAGAGATATAGTTTATAATGTAATAAACAGCTCACTGACATACAGAGGCTGTCTCCCCCTCGGGGGTGGCAGTCCTTTTTTATTTAAATAAAGGAATGAGAACATTAAAGTTTAAAACTGTAGAAGAATTGGAGAATGAGATAGAAAGGTATTTTGATTTATGTGATTCAAAAACTAAAAGTGTTTATGACAACAGAACTAAATGTGTTGTAGACATAGATGACCCTGATCCATATACTATGTCAGGTTTAGCTTACACAATAGGAGTAGATAGAAGGACACTAATAAATTACAAAAAAAGAGAATTATATTTTCCCACTATAAAAAGGGCTAGAAGAAAAGTAGAAGCTGATGTAGAGAAAAGAAGTTTATCAACACCGTATCAATCAGGATGTATTTTTAATCTAAAGAACAATTTTGACTGGAAAGATAAAAGAGAAACAAAACATTCAGGAGATTTTTCAATAGCAAATTTCTTAGATGAAACTAACAAAGGAACATCAAGCACTACTATCAAACAAGTTATGGAGAATGAATCACCTGTACCAGATAGTAAACAAGGAACAGCAGAAGATACAGTTCCAGTTAAATAGACCACAGTTAGATTATTATAATAGAGCAGGTAAACGCAACGTGATCCTTAAATCCAGACAATTAGGCTTCACAACATTGGAAGCGATAGATATGCTAGACGACGCATTATTCAGTAAGAACTATAACGGATTACTAATAAGCTACGATAGGGAAAGTTCTTTAGACATATTTAATAATAAGATTGACTTCGCTTGGAAGAATTTTAAAATGGCAGAACTGTACGGAGTAGATACCCAGAGAGCCAACCAACTAACATTTGATTTCGGAGATGGCACAGTATCCAGTATGTCCGTAAGAAGTTCAGGAAGGTCAGGAACTTATAACAGGTTACATATATCAGAGCTTGGGAAGATAAGCCGTAAGTACCCTGAGAAAGCAAGAGAGATTATAACAGGAACAATACCATCAGTTCCATTAGACGGCAGAGTAGATATAGAGAGTACAGCAGAAGGAGAAGTAGGTTCATTTTACGAGATGTTTTGGGAAGGGTGGAACAGAGGAGATACGATAGCACCGACAGACTATCAGGCATTCTTCTATAATTGGACCTGGGATGACGCAGAGATAGCAAAGATTACAGAACCAGTTACAGTTCCTCAAGAGTTTATGGACTACAGAGCTAAACACCAACTATCAGATATTCAGACAACATACTATTACTACAAGTGGCTATCCCTTAATAAGAATTGGGGAAGACTAAGACAAGAGTATCCCACCACACCAGAAGAAGCATTTGTAGGAAGTGGAAACAAACTATTCGACCCTGATAAAGTAGCCGACCAGAAGGTAAATATTAAGACAGGAGCAAGAGAAGGAGATTGGAGAATATACGAAGACTTCCAACCATCACATAAATACGCAATGGGAGTAGATGTAGCACTTGGAGTAGGACAGGACAGCAGTACGGCAGCCATACTAGACTTTACACCTAACGAACCAGTATTAGTAGCAGAGTTCTGGAGCAATAAGATAGCACCAGATATGCTAGCCCACGAACTAAAGAATCTAGGGAACAGATACGGTAGTTGCCTAATAGCAGTAGAGAGAAACAATCACGGCTACACCACACTAAACACACTAAAAGATATGTACTTTAATATATACACCGAAATGAAACACGATGAGGCGTCAGATAAGATGACTAAGAAGTTAGGTTGGTACACATCAGCATCGACCAAGCCTAAAATGTTATATGAACTAAATGACGCAATTAATGAAGGGATTATAAGGATTACAAGCAAGTATATGCTAGAAGAGCTTAGAACATACGATAAAGAGGACTTAGGGCAGATATCCTTTGACGACGAACAAACACAGCACTGGGACAGGCTCATAGCTTTAGCAATATGCTGGCAAATGAAGACAGAGTCATTACAAACAGTAAACGAATCGGATATAAAAACTAATTATCTCGATGATTAAAGACCAACAAATAAAAGACCTAGTAAAAGCAACCATAGAGAGCCACTGCTCTACCTTTATTAGTAGGAAGGAAGCTTGGGCTAATCTATATAAAAGATATGAAGGCTCAATAAGGGCTGGTTCTATTACTTCAAAAACATCAAGCAAGTTCTCTCTTGGTGGAGCTTTTGCTCTCGTAGAGAACTCTATCCCACGACTATTGTCTCAACAGCCTCGCTATAAGTATCTAGGCAGGGGACAAGACGACCAAGACGTAGAGAAGTATGATGAGTTCTCCCAGTATCAATGGGATGAAGCAGACGCACAAGACGTTCTGAAGGATATAGTTAAGTGGGGACTCATAACAGGACTAGCAGGCTGGAAAATGGGCTGGAAGACAGAGGTTAAGTTAAAAAAGAAAAAAGGCAAGATGTTAGCAGGTATTAAGATAAGCAATCCAATCGCATTAAAGGCAATGGACAAGCTGGGAGTAGGCAAACAAGTAAAGATAGACGACACTGAAACTATTAAAAACTATACGGTACAAGCTATCAAGCCTCACGATTTAGTTTGGAATGTAGAAGCTCAAGACCGCAAAGACATTAGAGTAATAGGACACAGAGCCCAGAAACAAATAAAAGAACTAAAGATACTGGGCTACGATACTACAGGGCTTCTATCAGGCATTAGAGGAACTGACTACTGGCAAGAGAAAATGAACGCAGAGAAGACAAGCCAATCAGACGAGAAGAAAGAACTAGACGATATGGAAGCTACTATCTATGAGATGTATTCTCGCACCCTTAATGAGAGTGGTTGGTACGAATATCACATTACTACTTATGCAGGTGTAGGAGATACAGAGAAACCTAACTTGTTTTGTATAGGATTTAAGATAAACCCATTTGACGAACAGTTTATCCCTATGGGAGTCTATAGACCTATTAAAAGACCCGGTAAGATGTATGGCTTTGGAGTAGTAGAACAAGCAACAGGAGTACTTGACGCAGAAGAAGACTCACTCAATATGGCAGTCCAAGCATTATGGCTTGATGTATCCCGTCCAACTGAATACAATCCTCAAAACCTTATAAGACCTGAAGCAATAGACTATAAGCCGGGAGCATTAGTACCTGTAAGACGGCTAGGAGAGTCTATGAATGTATTACCTACTCCAGTTCCCAATATAAGGTCAGTATCAGAAATGAGCCAACTCCTAACTAAGGCAAAACAAAATCTAACAGGTATTACAGACTTCCAGACAGGAGTGGATCAAACCAGAGGAGCTAAAACCCTTGGAGAAATAGAGATTAAGACAGAAGAATCCAATGCCAGAATGAAGATGATGTTGGATTCCCTTGAGAAAGAAGTTCTGCAACCAATGGGGAAGTATGCACTATATATGAACAAGCAGTTCTTAGCGGATGATAAGAAGCTAGTCTACAAGGTGCTGGGCAGAAAAGGCAACTTACAAGAGGGCAGTATCAAGTTTAAGGATATAGAGGTAGTAAAAGATGTAATAATCATAGGAGGAAGTTCTGCAATGGTAATGCAACAGTCAGAACTAAGGCTATGGGCTACTGTACTTGATAAAGCTAATGAGGAAGTTCAACTAGGAGAAATGGGAGTCCCTATAAACAGAGAGGAAATATGGAAGAATATATTTGAGAGAGGCTTACTTGAGAAAGACGTTGAAAACTATCTCCCTTCACTGAAAGAAAGAGAAGAAGGAGAAGTAAACAGCGACCAAGCTCAAATGACAGACGCTAAGGCAGAGAACGCCAACCCTTCAACTGCAAGAGTATTACCAACAGATAACCCAGAAGTTCACATACCGCTTCATAAAGCAGAGATAGAAGCCCGACAACGAGAACTAATGCAAGCTGAACAACAAGGAACAGAAGTAGACCCAGTTAAAGTAGACGAAATGCAAATGCTTGTAACTCACCTCAATGACCATACAAGGCAAGCAGGTGGGGCTGTACCTCAATTCTCCGCAGAGAACGAGGGTGCAGGAGAGCCAGATAATCAACCAATTCAACCCAATGGACAAAATACTGGAGTACCTAGATAAACACTATTACGAGAATGACCTAGTAAAAGAACTTATAGAGGAAACTGACGTAAAGAAAACAAGAGAGTTGAGAGCCAAGATATTTGCAGTAAGAAGAATAGCTGGAGAAATTAAAGTTATGTTAGATGCAAAGAAATAACTTTGAGTACATTATGAGAGAGTTTGGCAACTGGAGAGAACTCCAAGCACTAGGATACGATAGTAGGGTAATAGAACAGATGAAAGACAGAGAACAAGAAGCCAAACTACCAACCAATTATTTAATTAACCGTAATTCATCGAGCGGGAACGATGTAAAAAAAGACCTGTAAAAATTATGGCAAAAGATAAAGACGTAGAGGTAAGCCAAACCTCACCCGATTCGTCAGGGGAAGAAAAAGAGCAGGCTAATGGGGAAACTGAAGTTGTCGAAGCTGAAGTAGAACCCACCGTCACCAAAGACGTAGAACAGGAGACCGATGCTGAACCTCAAACAGACAAAGCTAAGAACCTAGACAAAGCAATCAAAGCTGAAACCAAGAAATTGGATAAGCTAAGAGAGCTACGAGAGGAAAAGAAAGAACTACAGAAAGAGGTTGAGCCTACCCAAGAACCAGAGGAAATGTCAGACGTGCAACAAAGGTTTCTGAAGGCAGAAGCCAACGCTACTATAGCGTTAAAGGCACAGGAAGACCCAGCATTTAAGAAGCGTGTTCAATTGGTTATTAGGAAAATGCAGGACAATCCCGCATTATCTGTTGACCAAGCGGATAACGAAGTAAAAGCAGGACTTCTTGATCAAATCCTCAAGCAAGGTTCTTCAGGTAAAACAACGGAAGCAGAACCTAATCAGATTAACACTTCCGCAACTCCTGAAACTCAACCTGCAAAGGAATATACAATAGACGAAATAGCGAAAGGTGAGGGAGAATACGACCCAGCCTATCGCCAAGCTCTAAAGAATATATTGAGCTAGGGAGAGCGGCAAACTTATGGCAGCTTTAACAGGAGAAGTAACCTCCACCACTGGTGCAGTTTATATACCAGAAAAATGGAGTGACTTGGTTATTAAATTTCGAGAAGCTAACTTAAAAGCAGCTAACTTCTTCGAAAGGAGAGACCAAGATATTAGCGATAGTGGAGCTACAATTCATTTCCCACTCGCTACCACACACACAGCAGTTGAATACACAGAAGGACAACAGCTTGAAGATTTACTCCAAGCAAATACTGAAACAGAAGTTGAGATGGACATTGACGAATATTGGGTAAACCCTTTTGTAGTAAGCGACAGACTAGCTAAGCAATCACAGTATGACCAGAAAGCTATTAACTATAGAGCGGCAGGTTATGCGATTGCCACAAACATTGATTCAGCAATATTAGCATTGAGCGATGAGTTCACTAATACTGCAGTCAATGCGGCTGGTACTGCAATCAGCAACCTAGACCTAACAGATTGTCAGTATCAACTAGACGCTTTGAATGTACCAGAAGAAGATAGAATGTGGTTTTTACACCCAGTATGTATTAAAGATTTGATGGACTTAACGGGTAACTACTTCACATCTTCTGACTTCACAGGTACAAACGCAGTATCTAGCGGAAAGATAGCTGGATTAGTAGGTATGATGTTGGGATCACCAGTTTGTAAGACGACTAACGTTCCTACAAGCACAACTGGCTCACCAGCAACGACCTATTACGAGAATGTATACGCACACAAAGAAGCTATTGGATGTGCTATGCAGATTACTCCAGAAGTACAAGAGAAAGCCGACATTAACTTGCAGGGCGTTCTTTGCAATGTAAGAGCATTGTACGGTTTAGTAACGCTTAGGGCAGACCATGGAATCGTACTTAATAGGTAGAAGTATATGTAATGATTGACCGATAGGAATAGAAAGAGTAAAATAGAAAGATTGTTAGTATTTGGGTGGTGGGCTACTCGCCCATCATCAAATACCAATAATAAAACAATATGATTTACAGATGTCCTAATAATTGTCACACAAACGATAAAGGAGGGAGATGTCCTCGTTGTGGTGCTTGGATGTTGAAAGACACTCATACAGTAGAAGAATCCCAACAAAAGACAGCAGACATACAAAACTCTCACAAAGGAGAGACTGGTGGCAGGATTAAAAATAGACACTCAATATCATTAAGCTATTAGTATGCAAACACTAAGTGATT